ATTAGAGTTGTACTTAATACTTTCCCATCGTTCTTCTTCAGGTGGAATGATTAGGTCACCATTATCAACTCGTTCTTTATGCAACTCATTAATCATTCCACTGTCAATTGCTACTAGATAATCCCATTTGTCGAAATCTCTATACAATGCATTACAACCATACAGTGGTGCTTTACCTACTAACTTATGCAAGTCAATAATATTACGACTCGGTCCATTACCAATAATGATTGCTGGTTTGATGATTGACATCACTTTATCTCAGAATCATATTCTGCCAACTGAACAAAACTTGTGATGACATATTTTGTTCCAGTCAGAGGTGGATTGCCCCTATGAGTGTGAGTGAATCCACCTGGGAAGACAACCAACGTTCCTTTTTTAGGTTTAAGTCTCAAACTCTTATATAAAAATTCAGTTTCACCGCCTTCAAAATCATCATTTAAATATAAAATCCACGCCAATGATCTTGTAGTATTTTTTGCTGATGAATTCTCATAATGCCATACATGATAACCCTCGGTTGTTGCAGTTTTTTGAAATTTGATTCCATGCATTGACAAATATCCACCGTCTAACAATGAACCATAATGAGAACAATACTTTTCAATCGCGACGTCCCAAAACCTTTCTATAAAATTCTGATAATCTGTTGGGAGGTTTTCATCATAGGGTATGTGTTGCATTGGCATCCAAAAACCGAGGTCGGTCTTCATCGTAGGTGGTGCATTATCACTTTCTTGTCGCGTTTTCATAAAACCCTTAGACGTTTCTATTACTGAAATATAAAAATCACACTCTTCATCAGTCATAAAATGATCAAACGTAGCAATATCCTTTTCTAAGGTGAAGTCCCCATCCTTGATTATTGTTTCAGTTGTTTCAATTCTTTCCATTACCAGTCCTCCAGTCCTTAGTTAGATTAGGAAATGCTTCCTCTACAAGTTTACGTGTTAATCCATTAAACGGTTGCTTACGTTCTTTCATCCCAATCAATACTTTAGCATCACGTGGGTCGATTGACTCAAGCATCGCAATGAATAACGTTTCTCTACGACTTGGTTTTAAGTTACGTTGCGTATCAGTATCACCTTCGATAAACATATACATCTTTCTTAACTCAGATTCTAATGCTGACTCTTGGTCTGCTTCTTTTGGTAATGGTTTATATGGGGGAATCCCCTCAGGCAACAACCACTTGATACGTGGGTCATAGGTATAGCCAAGAACACTCTTTAGTCCAGCACTGCTATAAAACTGAAGGATTTCAACCTTCCTATTCTTACCTTTAGCATTATGTACTTCTTTAAATATTTCGTAAAACGTTTTTTGCATAATTAAAATTCTCCAATACAATCCATTAAATTCTTTAACTTGTTTTTTATAAAGTAGTTGAGCAAACCTCTGCGTTCAGGGACTTTATAATTCTCAAACTGATTTATAATAGCAGAAGATATTGCTTCTGGAACCATTTCTAAATCAACTAACTGTTCATTCCTTTTGTAGTTTCGTAACATACCTTCATCACAAAACTCATCAGGTTTCTGTTTCAACCAAACTTCAACTTTCTTCTTAGCAATAGCAGTCTGCCTAATCTTACTAATGATAGCACTGTCCGCAGATAAGAAGTTCGGGATACCGTCACCTCTATCACCACGAATGATATGCTCCATTAGAAAGTCTTTAGGGTTGTCAATACGCAACCACTTCTTAGTGATAGGACTATATTGGTCAACGTTAGCAAACTTCTGCAACTGACCAAAGTCTTTATCACTGGATAAGATTAAGTTTCTTTCAGTAGATTCATTATTTAGTACAGTTCCAAAATGCTTTGATAGCACTCCAATGATGTCATCTGCTTCTGCTTTCTCTACTTGAATAACTTTGTAAGGGAACGTTTCAGCAATTTCATCACGAATCTTATTAAGTACACCATATACTTGATTCCAATCAACTATGCTTTTATCACGGTTCTCTTTACGATGTGCCTTGTAATAAGGGAATATGTCACGTCGCCAATAACTTCTATCATCAACACAGATAACTAAGTCACCATACTTCTTACCATATGAGTTCTTAGTCATTCTTAAACTATTCAAAATCATATGACGCATCATACCTTCATCTACATTTGTTTGAGTTTTGCCTAGATGTACCATTGTGTTTGAAATCATTACCTGACTGAAATCTATAAATATCATTCGAAGTCTCCTGTTAAATTCTTTTTAATTTCCCTTAAAACTTTCTTGTTTTGATTTCGTCTAGTGAATAATTTATACAATTTATCTAATCCCATATGAGGAATAACAGATTTAACATTCAAACAATCCTTCGACAAACTGTTTAAATATTCTGTTTGTTCAAAATGTTTAAAATTGATATTTTCATTTGTGTGAAATTTTATATAAAATAGAGCATCACCTTTCTCAATTTTTAATTTACTTCCTTTTAATATTATGTTTGGATATAGTGGTCTAAACCATTTTGATATATTAAACTTTCCAGATGTTATGTAGTGGTTATTCAAATCATTATCATGATAGAACGCAGGCATGACAGAAATTTCAATATCCTGTTCTGAAAAAAAATAATGAAATTGGTTGATGTGTATCATTTGTTGGATGTCTGAAAGTTTATCCACCAAAATATTATCATCAAAAAACTTTTGGTCTCTATTAACTCCTATATTAGGTGATCCGTTTGGGTTTATTGTATGTGTCAATTCAAAACTCATCGAGGATTCAATTACAAAAGTGTTCTTAAAAAAATTAGTATATCCAGGACACTTATAATAATTCTTTGTTTCTTCCCCAAATAAAAAATTATTTTTCTTCAAATCATTCACGACTGATTTTAGAGGTTCTACTAATAAAGAATTGACGTTATCACAAGTCCAATAAACGTCAACCATTAAAACTTACCTCTTTTCTCGTCATCCATTTCTTTAGTCCAAACACAACCAGTATCAGGATATGCTACACCAATAGTTCTTTTAGCATAACCATCTTCATCATATGCCATAGCAAGACAATGTTGAACAACTGGTTTATCTTCATTCTCACCAAAGAACATAGCAATGTAGTCACCATTCTCTAGATAGTATTGTAACTGACGAATATAACCTTGAATGCCACCTATCTTAGATAGTGCTTTCTTATCACCCTTACGGTGATTATAACGTTCAGTCTTTAGCAAGTCACGTTGGTGTTTAATCCAACCCTTAACACTCTTCATAGATAGTTGGTCACTATCGTCACGTGCTAAAACGTTTGGATGTATATTCTTATATTGTGGGGGATTTGCCTTTAACCTTTTCTCTCTTGCTAATGCTAATCTCTCACCTGCTGCAACTTTCTGCTCAGCAGTCATCGGTTTACGTTTACCCATTATTACCCTCCTTTAGTATTGCATTCAATTGTCTATATAACTTATTGTATCTGAATTCCCAGGACTCAGAAACTCTACGTTCCGCATGATACATCTCTTCATAGTTAGGTTTCTTTTGAAATTTCGTTTTAATTTTCTCTTTTACATTTGCCCAACTGGTCATGCTTTCTCCTCTTTAGTTATATTATACGTTAGATTGTGATAAATGTCAAGTTTATCGTTTGATACTTTGTAGCATATTAGTCCACTCAGCTGCACGTAGATCCCAATTAAAGAAGTTATCAACCCAGTTTTTCTGGAACATCAATTTCTTTTGTAGGTTTTCGTCACGATGTTCGACAATTGCTTGAAATAATTGATTAGCAAATACGTTTGCGTGTTCACCCATATCTTCATTGAATTGATACATACGAGCAAAGTTACCAGTCGTTTCTGGTAGTGCTGCGAAGTTAGGACATACTACCTCACAACCTGCACTCATTGCTTCAATCGCACTGATACAACTTGTTTCTGGCCAAACACTTGGGTATGCGAATATGTGTGCTTCTTGTAACGCACTACGAACAACATCATTTGGTTGGAATCCGTGATATGTCATATTAGGATGTTGTCTAATTTCTTCAAACAAATCTTCATACGGTTTATCACGTTCTTTCCAACCATATGCTTCGAATGACGAATACACGTCTAAGTGAATTTTATCACCCATCTCTTCAGCAATTGCTTTAACTGCTGCAACTACGAGGTTTAATCCTCTATGTGGAGTAGTGTGGTAGATAATACGAATAACATCTTCATCCTTTTCTTTATACTCGATTGGGTCGATTGCATTTCGTAATACGATTGCATTTTGGTATGGAACACCCATTGCTAAGTTATACGTTGCCAGTTGATAATTAGACACAAATACAAGTTTAGCAAACCTATCTCTGCTCTCTTGTTCTTTGAGATGTTGTACTTCCGGATCGTCCCACGTATCGTGTAACCATAACACGTTAGGTTTATCCTTATCAGTCCAACTTACTCTTGACTTGATAATATAAAACTCATCAAGTAAATCATTATCTACTCTTTCGTATAATGCTTTATTCATTAACTCAGTTCCACCCATAGCACCATCATACGTGCCATCTTTACTTGGACCAAGTTCTACTGTTTCAGTATCATCAATAATATTTAATGCCATATTATGCTACTTCGAATGACTTAACGGTGTTGAGTTTGAATGATCTCCAACCTTTCTTCTCTAAATCCCATACAGTTATTAGTTCTGGATGAGGATTTGTTTCATATTCAACTGAGTCGTCATCTACAACGTTAGCACGTTTTGGTAAGAACTTCTCAAGCAACGTACATTCCATAGTGCGTTCAGTTCCGTCTTTCTTTTCAAACACAACTGTTGCTGTAAATGACCTCAACAAATCTGACATCGCATTCTTTTCAAATTTGCATCTACCTTCGTCTACTCGTTCTTTACGAATTTGTAATGTGCCTTTCAATTCTTTTATATTAGGTGTTTCACCTTCATACTCTTCAATACAACCACAACAAATCTTATGAGGACCATCCCCTTCTTTCAATTGTTCTTGTAACTCGCAAGTCCTACTACCACAAAATTCGTAGCAACCTTTTTCTTCATTAAATTTGTAATTCTTTTTCATCATATTCCTCGTATTGCATTATATTATATTATACCCCTATTTAGACAAGAAGTAAAGTTTAAATACAAAAACCTTGTTCACGTAATCGTTTCTTCCAAGGTCCACCTTTCTTCTGTTCAGAGTATTGTTTAAATACTATACTAGCAGTTTCCCTATCATTAATAAGAGTTAGTGCTTCGATGATTTTTAAAATTTGTTTTTCTTTTAAGCAGTGTATATTCATAATATTTTAATTCCTAGAGCATAATTTTCTGCAGCATCCTCAACATATCTTAATGACTTGTCAGGAAACTTTTCTGAATCAAAAATTTGACCATCCTCAGCAAAGTAAATAATGAAGTATTCTTTCGTTTTTGGGTTCTGTCTTACTTGAGCAGAACCATCATTTGGTTTATAGTATTCTGATATCAACATTACATCCCACCCATCAAATATTTTATGATTGCATCGTGGATATCTGGGTCTCCCCAAAACATAATAGTCAATACCATTATCATTACGAAAAACATACTCGCTCCAGTGTCTTCTACTTTATCTTTCATAAAATCCTTTCTCCTTTCCATAGTTTCTTAAAAAATCGTTGTGGTCGTCACTATTACGTTTTTCATTAGCATTAGTTTTAACCTTACCGCATAGAGATTCATATCTACCTTTGATGATAGTCAATTCAGTTTCCAAATCAATGATCCTCATTTCAAGTTCACCAACCTCTAACTTATGTTTTGTTTCTAACTCATCAAAATGTTGTCCTAAAGCTCCCATACCTTTCTCCTATATAATATCTGCTTGTGTTTTATCAAGTCTAAGTTCTACAAAGATTGGTAAGAACAATGACTTCGTATTCTTATTCTTATCTTGTATAACTTCGTTGTACTTAACCGTTATAATCTTCCCTACGATATCTTCGGGTAGCATTTTTCTGTCTTCATCATTGAAACCTGACCCAACACCAACCTCGACACCACCATCAGCAGTAATACAAGTGACGCTTCCCATCAGACCAGCAATCTTACCAGTTCCGAAATTCCACCCAGTTACTAATAGGTCTGCTTCAAGTTCTACTTTCATTTTGACTTGGTGCTTACTACGTTTATCTTCCCAGATTGAATCAGTGTTCTTAACGATTACACCCTCTTGATCATCTGCTAATGCTTCTTGGAATATCATTCTAACCATATCCATATCATTAGCATAGAAGTCATCAACTATATCTATTTTATCATCACGGTCAATAAGGTATAATGACCTCATTCTTTCATCATATGGGATGTCACATTTACCTGTTTTAAAGTCTTCAAGTGGAATAAGATCCCAAGCAGTCATACGTACACGTGATGCTTCTTCTTTACTTATAGTTCCCTTAACTGCTTTGTTTAGAATTCCATTGCCAGTTTTCCTGTCAAGAATAGCACCATCGGCATCTAGGACGACTAACTCACCATCAATAACAGCATTGACGATATTAAAGGTTTCATCAAACAGTCCGTGTAGGTCAATCTGTTTACCATTACGACTTCTCGCTTCAATCTTACCGTTGCCATCAATAATGATATTCGCACGCATGCCATCCATTTTAGTCTGAACAATAGCAGGGAATTTGATGTTCTTAAAGTTCTTCTCATTCATAGAAGATGCTAACATACAAGGATACGTTTCAATAAATCCTTTACCAAATACTTTATTTACAGTTGATTTATGAATACCACACTTCAAGTCTTTAGCAATGATACGTTCAACAACCTCAGCATCATTTGCTGGAATATACTTTAGGATATTAGTCAGGTGTTTGATACCAGCATTACCAGTAACCGTTCTTGATGATAAAACTTTTAACTTTTCTAATGCCCAATCAAGTGTAAATAAATTACAATCATTTACCGTTTCATACTCAGGGATCTTCCTAATATGATATTGTGTATATGGGTCAAGTGCTGCAATGATAACGTTCTTAAACAATTCATTATCCTTGTTCTTCTCGACTACATCAATTTTGAATAGTCTACCATTATCACTGGCACATTCGTTTAATATACTTAAACAGTCCATTCTGTAAATGCCTTTGGGTTTGTAAATTTATAAGTTTCACCTAAGCAAGCTGCATTAATGTGAGTTGTGACTTCACCGTAACCATCAAGCACACCTTGACCAGTATGAATATGCCCACAGATATGTACCTTCGGGTTATTGGCATCAATCCAATTGTGCAATCCCTTAGAACCAAGTCTAGCACTTAAATTACCAGTTGGCATTAGAAATTGGTCAAGAAAACCATAGGCAGGTCCGTGTGTAATTAACACATCAGTATCTGTTGGAATCTTTCTCCAAATTTCTGTATCTTCATAATCATTATGTAATTGAAATGCCCAACCACAAAATGCAGGTGTCCAAGGCGAACCATAAAAGTTAATGCCATCGATGGTACAACCTTCATCTTGTAGATAAGTTATTTTAGGAAACCCGTCTAAAATACTCTTTGCTAATTCTGGTTCAATTTCTAGTATTCTGTCATGGTTTCCAGCAATTAATATTTTATGCGTATAGTCTTGACCATTCATCCACTGTAAGAACTCTTCAAATTCTCTAACGGAATGTCCAGACGACATAAAATCACCAGCGTGAATTAACGTCTCACCACCTGGAAGATTTAGTTCTCTATGCTTAGTGTGTGTATCACTTATAATATGTAGTTTCATAATACCTGCCTGTGTCCACATTCGTTACATTCATAATCATATTGAAGTGGGTTGGTTGCGTATGCTTTACCATTGTCAAGCAACACCATAGTACCACTCTCACAACTGTCACAAATCAAACGTGCTTCATTCTCTTCTCTAATCTTATCGAACAATTCAATCACGTCTTGTGGTGGTTCATTCTTTTCTATAATTGTATCAAGTTTCTTATCCAGTTTTTCCATCATTCTCATCAATTCGTCTAAACTGTCACTGACAT